AAGCTGAGGAAGAAGCCAAACGTCTCCGAGACGCCTGGGTTGCTCATCCGGATCACACGATCCTCAAGGCACTGGTTGCCGAACGTGCAATTTTCTTTGTGCTCCTACCCTTTTTCCGTTTTACGGGCGATGCGGGGTTGAGGACAGTATCCGCTGACATTAGCCGAGATGAACAAGTCCACGTGGCTACAAATAGCTTGGTGTGTCGGGAGCTCGGTCTTGATTGGAGTCCTTCTCTTGACAAGCTCCGTAAAGCAACTATCAATTGGGTGATGCAGCCTCTCAAGGCAAACAACCCCAATAAATATCTAAACAAAAAATTTTGGCTGGATTCCAGTGATCGCCTGATGTACGAAGGTAAAGCACCTGAGCTTGCCGAAACTAAGCGAGCCAGGGTGCCAGCGTTTTTCGAACATGCAAACCCCAACCTACCCCAATACGCCTAACTTACGGTTAGACGTAAGGCGTCTTCTTGAGGAACTTGAAGATGTCTTTCCACCCGTCAACCCTTCTCCTGACACGGCGTTGAATAGCATTATGTACAGAGCTGGTCAACGTAGTGTGTTGGAGTGGATCGAAAACCGACTCGATGAGGAGACTTAATCATGGGCGCAGGACGCCGTGAACATCACAAACAACAAGAGGCGATGCGAGCAGCTAATGCTGAAGCTAATCGCCAACAAGAATTAGCACGACAACAGCAAGAGGCTTTTGAACGTCAGCTTTCTGCTCAACGTGAAGCTATGCTTGCTCAAACAAAAGCAATGAGAGAAGTTAAAGCACCTCAAGTTCTGCAAAGTACTGTTGGTGCAGAGAACGTCGGTGTTCGCACCTCTCGTTCTCGCCGTCAAACTACCCGTGCAATGGGCAGCGGTGCTGCTGCTCTTCGTATCCCCCTTAACATCGGAGGTGGCTCCGGTGGTGGACTTAGTATTGGTTAAGTAAATGAACGCTAAAAGCAGGTACGATCATCTAACTAGTTACCGTTCACAATTTCTTGACACAGCGGTTGAGTGTTCAAAGCTCACCATTCCTTACCTCATCCAACGTGATGAGCATAGGGTTACCCATCAATCACTTAAACAACCTTGGCAATCCGTAGGTGCGAAGGGTGTAGTGACACTTGCATCCAAACTGATGCTGTCCCTCCTACCTCCTCAAACTACGTTCTTCAAACTTCAGGTACGTGATGACAAGCTAGGCGAAGAACTGCCTGCTGAAATTCGTTCTGAACTTGATCTGAGTTTTGCCAAGATGGAGCGTATGGTTATGGATTCGATTGCTGCTTCCAGTGATCGAGTTGTTGTTCACCAGGCTCTTAAACATCTTGTGGTTGGCGGTAACGCCCTGATCTACATGGGTAAGGAAGGGTTGAAACATTACCCACTTAATCGCTATGTTGTCGATAGAGATGGTAATGGTAACGTAATTGAGATCGTCACCAAAGAACTGATTAACAAAAAGCTTTTGCCTGAAGAGCTTCTGAAAGAACCACCTTCGGTTACTGATGAAACTTTCTCTTCCGAAAATGATGCAGAAGTTTATACTCATGTACGTCTAGACAACAACCGTTGGTTGTGGTATCAAGAGGTCTATGGTAAAAAGATTCCTGGATCCGACAGTAAAGCTCCGGCGGATGCTAGTCCTTGGCTTGTACTGCGCTTTAATTCTGTCGATGGCGAAAACTATGGACGGGGTAGAGTTGAGGAATTCTTGGGAGATCTTAAGTCTCTTGATGCGCTCTCCCAGTCCCTCGTAGAAGGCTCTGCAGCAGCCGCTAAGGTCGTCTTCGTGGTATCACCCTCAAGCACGACTAAAGCACAAACGCTGGCGAAGGCAGGCAACGGAGCGATCGTTCAAGGTAGACCTGATGACATCGGTGTTATCCAAGTGGGTAAGACTGCTGACTTCAACACTGCCATGACCATGATGCAGCAGCTTGAGCGTCGATTGTCTGAGGCATTCCTCATTTTGAATGTCCGTCAATCTGAGCGCACTACAGCGGAAGAGGTCCGCCTCACCCAACTCGAATTGGAACAGCAACTCGGAGGACTATTCTCCCTTTTGACTGTTGAATTCCTTCTTCCTTATCTGAACCGCAAGTTGCTGGTTCTTCAACGCAGTGGACAACTACCACGTATTCCTAAGGATTTGGTTAATCCTACTATTGTTGCAGGAATCAATGCTCTTGGTCGTGGTCAAGATCGTGAGTCTCTCACTTCCTTCATCATGACTATTGCTCAGACACTTGGACCTGAGGCACTGATGCAATACATCAATGCTGATGAAGCTATCAAGCGTCTGGCAGCTGCACAAGGTATCGACGTACTGAACCTTGTGAAATCTATGGAGCAGATCCAGCAAGAACAAGCTGATGCTGCTCAACAGCAAGAGGATATGGCTCTTGTTGGACAAGCCGGTAACCTACTTAAATCACCCCTGGCTGATCCATCCAAGAATCCGATGGCAGGTGAAACTGTCAACGCGGTAATGGGTGAGGACGTCATTCCCCCAATGCAATAATTATGGCAGAAATTCTATCTTACGATCCAGCTGGTGATCCAGAAGTAGTCAGTGCAATGGAAGCTGACCAAGCTGAGTCTTTGGCTATTGGAGAAGAGATGATCAACCAAGCTAATGCTCGGTTGGCTGGAAAGTACAAAGATGCACAAGAGCTTGAGAAAGCTTACATCGAACTTGAAAAGAAACTTGGTTCACGTAATGAACAAGAAGAAGAAACGGCGGAACCAGAATCTCAAGATCAACAAGAAGAACGGTCTGAGTATTCTACGCAAATCGAAGCCATTAGTAGAGCTGCGGAAGAATTCAACTCGAATGGCAAACTGAGTGATGAGACACTTGCTCAGTTTGAGCAGATGTCATCTAAGGAACTTGTTCAAGCTTACTTTGAGTACGAACAAAATCTTCCTACCTTTGATGCTCCTCAATCCGTTGAGCTATCACAAGGTGATATCAACACCATCCAAAACTCTGTAGGTGGTGAAGCTGCTTATCAACAACTTGTTAGTTGGGCAGCACAAAACTTCTCTGAAGCTGAGATCCAAGCCTTCGATAACGTTGTTGATTCTGGTAACGTTGCTGCCATTAACTTGGCACTCGCTGGTCTTCAGGCACGTTACACTGACGCAAATGGTTACGAAGGTAAAATGATTCAAGGTAAAGCTGCTGCCCCTGCTGACTCGTTTAAGAGTCAAGCAGAGGTAGTGCGGGCAATGTCCGATCCAAAGTATGATCGTGATCCTGCATATCGTGATGAGATCATGCAGAAACTTGCCCGCTCCGATCTTAAATTTTAAATGAACGACACAAACATCTGGGCTAAAGAGCCACCCCTCATTATGACTGATCATCCCTACGGTGTTCCACACAATGAACGAGCTGAGCAGCTTAACGGTCGCCTTGCTATGCTTGGCATCATGGCTGCTTTTGGCGCTTATGCGCTGACTGGACAAATCATTCCTGGTATCTGGTAATGCCGCTTAAGAAGGGTAAGTCTCAAAAGACTGTTTCATCTAACATTAGTAAACTGAAGATTGAAGGCTACCCTCAAAAGCAGGCAGTAGCTATTGCACTAAGCAAAGCTGGTAAATCTAAAAAAAGGAAGTAACCATGCCTCAAGGTAAAGGAACCTACGGTTCACAGAAAGGTCGTCCCCCTAAGAAAGGGACGAAAAAGTAATGGCTAAGCCTGGTCTTTACGCAAACATCCACGCTAAGCGCAAACGTATTGCTGCTGGCAGTGGTGAAAAAATGAGGAAGCCTGGGTCTAAAGGAGCACCCACGGCTGCTAACTTCAAACGCTCCGCTCAAACTGCTAAGAAAAACAAACTCAAAATCAAATGAAAATCCTTGCTATCCTCCCCGCAACCCTGATTGCTGCTGCTCCCGCATTTGCTGGTCCTTATGCCAATGTGGAAGCTAACTCTGGTTTTACCGGTTCTGACTACAGCGGTACCGTGACTGACTTCCACGTTGGTTATGAAGGTTCCTCTGGTGTGCTTGGTTATTACATCCAAGCTGGTCCTTCTGTGGTCTCGCCTGATGGCGGTGAAGCAGAAACCAAGTTCACTGGTAAGACTGGCGGCTCGGTTGCTGCAAGTAAGAAGCTTGATGTGTACGGTGAAATCAGTTTCGCTGCTGACACTGTTAACTCCTACGGCACCAAAGTTGGTGTGAAATATAAGTTCTGATTATTATGATTGAATGTCCCACCTGTACCCCAGCGCAACAATACGTTCTAGAACAACTGCAAGTTAAAGCGGATATTACAGATCCTGTTGCCCTGGCAGTCATCATGGGTAACATTCAACAGGAGTCAGACTTCCGTCCCAATGTCTGCGAGGGTGGCGCTATCGTTCCTTACGATCGCTGCC